GTATTAACAAATGATGATTTACCACTACCAGATATACCTACTATAGTATATATCGTATTAGGTTCAATTCCACCCATACAGTGTTTATTAAACTTATTCCACCTTGTTCTTAAAGATTGAATCTCATGATTCTTTCTTTGTTTTATATATTCTACTGCTTCTTTAGCTGCAATAGATATATGGCGGAAGGTAAGCGTATTAGTAGAGTTCTGTTCCATAATCATTACTAATTATTGGTTCTTCTACTTTCATTTGTTCCTCGTATGTCTCCCACTCATGTTGAGTGAGCCATTTCCACATAGTTTTCATATAACCGATTTTACCAGTAATCATTTTATTATCTATCTCATAAGATAAACATTTCATGATGTGCTGATGCATTGCTTTGCTTTTGCCAATTATTCGATTATATTCCTTCCTACATTTGTTCACATTTGCCCTTAAAAAACCTTTGGTTCCGTCAGGTCTTATAACATAAACTGGAAATAGGTCATAGAATTCATCAAACATAGATTTATCTTCTTTAAGAAGTTCTTCTAGTTTTTCTGTTTTCTTTATGACTGTGGTATTGTCTACAGTGCTGGTAGCAATTAGACCACGAGACTCTAACTCTTGTATTTCTTCTTCATTAACTAGGCTGAGAAGTTTCTGAATGTCTTGATTGATGTTTTTGATATCACTCAATACAAGCGTTAGGAATACTAACTGATTAATAGATAAGTTTTCAATCCTATCAAGGATTGAGGTGTCTATTTCTAAAATCATATTCTCATATATTATACGAGCATACGGTATTTGAAATATATCTGATAAGCCTTTGTTAATCCCATAGGCTCATTTGTAACGGTTTTAATTCACGGATTATCTTATAGGCTTCCATAATGTAATACCTATAATTAATCTTTCTCTCTTCAATTGGTTTATCGTCTAAGTAATTTAATAAAGTAACACCAGATGCAGTAAGCATATTCTGATACTGTTTTTCTTTTGCAACAAATATCTTTTTACCTACATATGGTTCATCATATTCTATAATTTCACCTTCTTTGTGTCCTGTTGGTTTCCATTTCCATAAATAGGCACCATTAGTACTTGCATAGAAACGATTAGTCCTTTGTTGTTCTTTATTATTATACTCAACATGCCATTGTTTACCAGTCTTTTCAGCCATTAGAAAGTCTCTAATGTCTTGGCAACCTTTTATAGTTTCTTCTACTGGTACTCCGTTCTTAAAAAAGTTTATTACTGCTTTCGGTATGATCTTCGGAGTTAGACCTTTCCCTAATTTCACAGTAGTAATAAACATACCCTTTTCTTTTACTTTATTATCTTCAGTAATAGCAAAGTAGTCATTTATAGCATATTGATACATAGCCTTAAAACGTTCTTCTTCTAAAGTAAGTTTAGTAAGTTGTTCCCATTCTCTGCATACTTTGTTTACATTATCATATACAGATTTTTTAAGTAATACAAACAGACCATCTGTATTAGCTTGGACGATTCGACATCCTAATTGGGTTAGTTTTTCAGCTAGCATTAGTAATAGTAACTGTCCATTTATACGTATTTGCATTACTGCAAATGGACTATAACAGAAATTATGTGGATTCTGTAAGTTACCTGATAATCCATTGAGAGCAAGCTTTAAGGTTTCGTTTTTAACCTTATTGCCATTGTGTTTAGCTTCGATGCGCTCATCTTTAATTTGTCTATATACTTCTAGAAATTCAGGTCCTAAATGTTTAGGATAGAACCCATATTCTATTAGCATACTTGGATATAGTGATGCAACATCTATATCAATGAGCATTTCATCTTCTTTTGGTATAACTATTTCAGGATCATTCACTGAATGAATTCCTCCAACTCCTACAGAATATCTTAATCCTTCAAATATGAATTTATTTTCATATCCTTTTCTTCCTGGAGATACTATTTGACTTTTCATATCATCTAGTACTTTTTGAAGTATAGGACTATCATACTTAATAAATGGTAGGATTACCTTATTTAAAGGTATTACATCCATTGGAGATCTTAAATCTTTAATATCATACCAGGTTTGACCTGTCTTTTCAAGATATTTCTGAGTTAAAATCTTCATTCCAATGTTTACTCCGTCTTTACTAAGTACTCTTACTCCGTATTCATCTTCAATAGCTAACCTTAAATCTACATCTTTTTTACATCTATTGAGTAATTCTTCAGTAGAATTAACATCATTAATATTATACTCAATCATTGAATCTATTTGATTTTCAGGTAAATCTGCCTGCCAATCTGCAACAAATTCTTGTACATTTTTGTACTGCATTGTTACTTGAATTTCTTTCAAACCTACTCTTAACTTATTGCTATAAAGCATAGTAAGAATATCAAACGAATCAAAACAAACCATATACTTCCACTTACTCCAAGCTCTAATATCGTCTTCACTTGAAGTAGTAATTACTTTACTTAAATTAAATATAGATCTACATATATCTCTATATCCTTTGTATTTCATTACAATATAATAATCTATTATATAATTTATAATAGGATTATCATAATGAAGATTATTATAACCACAAAATAATTTATTAGTAT